TCATATTAAATTGAATCGTTCACAATTTTGGCTTATTTTCTCTAATGCTTCAATAAATTCAGAAGTATCAAAAAAATAGCTTGGATAAGCGCTTTTTAGATCTTTAATGGATTCGACAGAAACAAAAACGACAGCATTTTTATTATCCTCAAGATGCTTTTCCATATTGGAATATGCTTCGGATGCATCAATTTTATCCTTTTTCTTATATGGATTTATTGCAACTGATCTTTGTTGAAAATCAATATTTATAATATAATATTCATAATTTAGTAGTTCTTCTCCTATACATTTTACAGTAACCCTTAATGCCTTTAATATGTTGCAAAAATTTTTTTCTTGATTCAAGATGTGGCACATTTTCATCAGTTCTTTCATTTCTATATGCTCATAGTCTTTGAGTATAGGCAATTTCTCTTTTATGGAAAATAGTGAGCTAACAATTCTAAAAAAAGTAAGCCAATTATTATCTCCTTGACTAGATTTTAAAGATGTTTTTGTATATAATCCTGCTGTTTCAATTGCAGTAGCCCAATTATGTTGCAATTTAGTTCTGATTTGTAGCTCTATTCGTAAGCCATTATAAATGTCGTTATTAGAGTCATATTTATATATAAGATGTATACTTCTATATCCGCTACTTTTGGGCTCGTTCACATAATTATTTATTTTTTCTAAAGTAAAACCTTTGATTGCATTCTTTTTCAAAATCAAAAAAAATGCTTCTAGATCAGGGACATTGTTAAGAACTATTCTAAGTCCACCTATATCTTGCATACCACCTAACCCCATAGAAGGATTTAAATCTAATTTGTATTGTATAGAAGTTAATCGTTTTAATCTTTGAGAAACTAAAAAAGGGTTTATTATGTACCCATTTAAAAGAGCTTTTATTCTATAGGTCAAATCATTTAATGGAATCAAGTGATTAGTTCTCCAATCATTAATAGTGTCAATAGCTTCATCTACTAAGTTTTTATCTTTTGAAGTGATTATTACATTTCCGGCTTTATTTATTTGATTTCTACTATATTTCATCCTATATATAATTTAATCCTTTTCCACCTTATTCCAATTCGTAAACTTACCATCTTCGGTATATTAACTTTCACTCACTTCCCATTTTTGAAGATTATAAATCTGATCTCTACCTTTACGGCGCCATTTCGGTGTCCGTCGCCTTTTTTACCTCTGGTTGCCATGTTATTGAATTTAAGTTCTAGTATCCTATAAAATATTGCAATAGCTTATTAATAATTTTAATGAAACCATATTCATTTATTTTGCAATTTTGGCACTATATATTTTGGTTTAAATCCCGCTATTTTAATTATTTTCTCTCGTTTACCTCTTTCAACATAATTTGTATATAAATATTTTTTCACATATATTCTTAGTATACTTTGCGCAATATAATTATATTGAACATCTTTGAAAAGCTGTTCTAGCTCCGTTGTATTAATATTTGCATAATATGATTTAATAGCAAAAGTTACTATTTTTGCTGCTGATGTTCCTATTTTTCTGGCAATTGTCTCATACAATTCATTTACATTGGTACCGACTGAAAACATTAAATTAGTAAAACTATCAATACATATTCTATAAGAAATAAATTGTAAAAAAGTTAAAACTTTCTTTTCTATATCGCTCTTATCTACATGTGATTTTTCTTTCAATTTATCAGAAATAGCATCAACAATTATATTTTTATCTTTTTGTAAAAGATCTGTAAAAAAACCCATAAATCTAAAACAACCCCTATATGCAGATTCAACTAATATTTCTAATTTTTCTTTTTCAAAATCACCATTTTGGTTTTTTACTATTTGCCCTAAAATTCTAATTGTCTTAAGCGATTGATTAATTTCTATCAATTCAGGAGGCAAATCCTCATTGTCTATTTTATGATTACCTTTATTTTTTTCAATATTATCTTTAAATTCTAATTCTTTTTTGACTTCCTGTTCCGGGTCCTTTATTTCAATAATATCATTTTTTACTTTTTCTGCAAATTCAGATATAAATTTAGTAAACGGATCGTCTTTATCAAGTGTAATTTCTTCAGATCTTTCAAAAGGAAGTTCACTTGCTAATATGATATTATCTAGTAAGAGCTGTGCCTTAGAGTGATGAGTAAGAAAAATTAATATATTAGCATTCTTTTCAATATGAATCTTATCACACAAATTTTCTATTGTTTTCTCATACTGATCAATATTAGTGGCCATCTTTTGCGCTACTAAATAATAAAAAATATATTTATATGAAAATGAATAAATTTCATCATCAAATTTAATAAGATTAGCATCACATATATTTTGCAACATTTTTTCGGAAGAATGAGTTGTATAAAACTTATTTTTAAACCTTATAAAAAAATCTTCAAACTCTACTTTTGAAAAATTGTCAGTCTGTTTTTCAAACACATAAAAAGATAATTCTTTTAAAAGATTAAAATAACTTCCCAATTCATTCTGTAATCCAATTCGAACTAATCCAACTGTAATTAATGCATGATAACAATGAGCATACGATGTTTGCGTATAATCTTGAGGAAAAATTTGGTCATCAAGTCCTTGCAATAAAGTTAAAATAAAAATAGGATATGATGGCATTAATTTATTCCCTATTAATTGGTCTATTTCATCTAGACGTGATTTAATAAGTTCCAAAAGAGTTTCTTTTTGTAATGTCATCGCATTCTCCCCTATTGTAAGCCATTGTTTTATCATTTCACTTCTTTTAACATGGCCTAGTGGCAATATTCTATAAGAATCAAAATTGTTAGTTGTAGCCTCAATAGAGGCTAGATTTGCAATAATTGAGCTATCAATAGTAATAATTATATAGTCAAATTGTTTAATTATATTATCTAATAAAATTTCTATATACTTTGAATTTAGAACGGATTTTTGTAAATTATCTATCAATAAGACTCTTTTTTCTTGTTGAAAAAAAAGATTAATATCATTATTTTCATACTGTTCTTTTAAAGTTTTTGTAATCAATCCTTTAATATCCGTATGATTAATATTATTACCACGCAAATATATAGGGTTATAGCCTATTTCATATAATTTTTTATAATATGCAAATAGCAAACTCGTTTTTCCTGATTGTTCTTCTCCTTCAATAAAAAAATTTAATTTATTATTATTTTTTATTGAATCGATGACAAACTCTGAATTTGGGTATTGTATAGTATCATCTTCTTTTACAGGCTCTAGATCTGGATATATAAAAACATCTGTTAATAATAGAGGTGACTTTCGAGCATGTTTCAATGGTATATTTAATGATTCAATTTTTGTGCAAAAGTCATCCCTTAGTATGAATTTTCGCTTTTCTTTCTTATATAATTTAAAAGGGGATTGATCTTCGGTAATATATACATTTTCATCACTAATATATTTCTTACAGAAACCTTCTCTTTTCGCTATATCAATTTCAATATAATTAAAACCTGTCACATCCGGAGATTTTATTTTGAACGCCTTACCTTCTATATAAATAACATTATTATCATTCTGTATTACATTCTTCGTTATGCCTTTATCATGTTCATGTCCACATAAAATGATGTTAGATGTATTAATAATATGCTCTTCAAATCGTTTTTTATTGTTATTCTTTGTCTTCGGTGATAACCAGTTTGTTGGATGGTGAAATAATGTTATTATAATATCATCGTTAATATTCTTAATAAATTTATTCTCAGGAATAACGATATTACCACATTTTTCTTCTTTTTCAGACATCCAGCTACTGTTATAACATAAAAAAACTATATGTTCACAATTAATTGAAATAGGAAAGTCTTCTTTATATGAAATTTTGTCATCTGGAATAAAACCTTTTATTTTATTAAAAAAATTCCAATAATTTTCTTGTACAACAGCAATATCATCAAAATAATCATTTTTTTCTATCTTATCTGTTAAACAATTTGTTATCAGATCCTCTCTAGTTGACTTTACTTTATCAAAACAGCAATCATGATTACCCGGAACTAAAATAAACTTAATTTGTAATAACTTATTAGAGTCTTTAATTTTATCTTTCAATAAATTTAAAAATAATTCGGCATTATCGTATTCTTCTTTTCTACCATGATCTACAATATCACCTGTAACTAGAATATACAAATTGCTCAGTAACTTAATGTCATAATTACATGCGCTTATAATTAAATCTATTTTACTTAAACATTCATTATTTTCAATATGCAGGTCGCTTAAATGTAAAATTCCAATTTTCATAATATTTTGATTAAATAAATTAATGCTCTTTTATAAAAATAATCTTGAGTTATTACAGTCTATAGTCTTTTCATACATCCAAGTACTGAGAATACTTTATATATCATCTCCTTGCCAATCTCTTGCGTACTGTAATCGGGGTTTGTTGGAACCAGTAAGTACTTGTTATCACTACTACCCTTTTTCACACGCTTAACTGTCCGTAGTTCATTCTTTGTAACTATAGCATACACATCATCCAACACAATGAATTGATTCCATTCAGGCACCTCTCTGATAGCGAGAATATCACCACTATTTATTTCGGGTTCCATGCTATGCCCTGTTATGTTGCACCACATTACACCATCTTTGTTGTAAGGTGCAAAATCTATATTATAATCCGGATTAATTGTTTGGTCATTAAGAATAAGGTCAAAGCCACCTATAAAATCAACGTTATAATAAGGTCTTCCAGTGACATAAGATATATGTGGAACTGCTTTTAGCATATCACCTTCACCACGTAATAGCCATTCAGAAGAAATATCCTCAAATGTGGATAGAATCTTTTTCACTGTTTCATAACTTACAGATCTTTTGCTGTTTATTTGTTGATTAAAAGTATTTGCTTTACTTCCTATTATGGCAGCAAATTCCCTACCTGATAGCTTTTTAGCTTCTATTATTTGATTAATTCTATTTATAATATCAACTTCCATTCTTTTATCTTTTTTAGAATCATTCTAAATAACACATTTGAGAACAAATTTTATTTAAAAAATTTGCTTTTGTTCTCAAATGAGAATATATTTACATTACATAATTACAATGTTCATTTACAATGTAACTATTAAGATACGAATGCCAAAGTTATTAATTATGAAAATTAAAAACAAATTTAATATGAGGAAATTTTATTTAAAAAACGGCCTCAGAAAAGAACTCGAAATAAAATTCAAGTGCTCGAGACAAACCGTCTATAACGCTTTAAACTACAAAACAAGCAGTGCCATTGCCAAAAGTATACGTGATTATGCCGTCAATAATCTCGGCGCTAAAAGAATGAGGGTAAGAAGATAATGCAGACACCTATGTTAACACCGAAACAGCTTGACTACATCGCTCAAAAGATTGTCGAGTACTTGAAACCGAAAGATGAGCTTCTGAATACGAAAACATGTGCCGAATGGTTGGGTATCTCTGCAAAGGCCTTAACACAGCGGGCTAGGGTAGGGGACATCCCGAGTCATAAGCATAAAGGGCTATACTATTTTTCAAAAAATGAAGTTACTGAATTTTATACGAAGCCGAGAGGCCTAAATGATTGATAGTTTTCCGGATTCCCGTTAGCACTAATGGAGTGTGATAATAAGTCGGTCCGATTCCGATACGGGAAGCAGATAGAGGATCGGAAAATACTCTTTAAATAAATACCGCGTGGAACCCATAACCGTTTTATGTTGCGGACTTACACAATGGGAGCGAATAAAACGAAGTAGCAAGAAACGCCGTGATCTTATAGCCTGTTACTATGGTAGCGATTATTGCAGCGTGAAAAAGTGTTTCGACGATTGAGAACAATCAAAAGCGAACAGGAAATGTGCTCGTTACAACATATGCCCGTCTTGACGCAGTGAATATTCGGGGCGGGAACAACGATTAAAAGCACCAATGATGAAAAATAAAGAATTAAAAGCTAAAAAGAAAAAGTATTTTAAGGATGAGTATGTAGATCTGTATACAATAAACATCCGACTCAAGTTCTTAGCACTAAACCTATGGATAGTAATGATGATGGTTGGTAGTATACTAGGTTTTTTACTTGCAATACTTCTGAAAAAACATTCCTAATACTTATTAGAGCCTATGGTAAAGACCTAATTTATCCAAAACAACCTTATATAAATACGTGAAAGGAGAATAGATGACAAATAAAGAATATAGACATTATAGAAATACAAGTCTCCTCCATCCTTCGATTTTAAATACACTTTCGAAGGAAGAATATGAAGATTTTTGCATAAAAGAAGAAACAGATTATTTTTTCTATAATCTTTCAGTTATCATATCCGTCATTTCGATTATTATCGATGGGATAGCGATATATAAATCATTGTACAATATCCTATAAATCATGAAAATCTTTAGATTCTGCCTATTGTCATTACTGGCTTTGGCGGCGCTCGGGCTTGTCGAAAAGCACCCATTTCTGGCTATCGCATTTATTCTTCTGACAACGGCAATATCCGTCACATGGAATAAGAAAGGTAAACTTCCATCCGTCAAGGACAATTCCGACGATTTCAATTAAACTTAGTGCCGACACGTTTCATGGGAACCCGTTTAAACGAGGACACAAAGACGAATATCAAGCGGGGCTCTGGCAGGCTGGAACAGACAGCCTTTACAATGAACCAATTAACCATTTAAATACAAGAATTATGACTTTAATAAGGAAACCGGCTGAACTGAAGGTCCAGCCAAAAATCAAAATGTTAATCTACGGACAAGCCGGTATCGGAAAGACAACCATTTCGCTGTCCGCTCCAAGTCCGCTGTTGTTCGATTTCGACGGTGGCATCAACCGTGTCAATTATGCCCATATCAAGGACACGGTACAAATCGAAAAATATGATGACTTACTTGAGGTGATCAACAAGGAAGATTTGTCTTCTTATGAAACACTGGTTATCGATACCGGTGGCAAGTGTTTGGATCGGATGGCTGAATATATTATTCACGCCAACCCGAAATTGGGTAAAGCCAACGGTTCATTAACGCTTCAGGGATATGGGGAACGCAAAGTGGAGTTCGCCGCTCTGTGCCGACTGATAACCGAGAAAAACAAACATGTCGTCTTCGTGGCCCATAGACAGACGCAACAAGACGGCGACGACATGCGCTATGTACCGCTTTTCGGTGGCAGCAACTACGACAGCCTGGTTACCGAACTTGACTTGGTGGGATACATGGAAGCCAATGGAAGAAAACGTACGATCACTTTCGATCCCACTTCGCGCAATGATGGGAAAAACACCTGCAACATGCCGGCTGTAATGAACATTCCCCTATTGGTGGATGAAAAAGGTAATGCAATAGGTGAAAATAACTTCATCAGCGAAAAAGTGATCAAGCCGTTTATCCAGCGCCTGAAAGAGCGTCAAAAAATAAACGAATCCTATCATAAAGTGATCGAAGAAATCAAGGAGCAGATCGTACTCATTACCGACGCGGAATCAGCCAATGATTTTTGCAGCCGTATCAACGCTTTCAAACATGTGGGAAGTTCAAAGGCCATGGCTGCCAAACTCGTTTCGGAAAAGACAAAGGCACTCGGACTCAAATTGAACAAGGAGACACGCAAGTATGAACCCGCAGCCTGAAAATATCCGTTACAAGATTTATCCGTCTCTGCTGGATGCCTTTCAAAATTATCTCGACAGCGAGAAAAATTGGGAGACGTTCTACGGTGGACGCGACGATCCCAAAGATGTCGGTTGGCGAATATGAAAGGACAGCGATGCAAGAGCTGATAGACCATATAAACCGTGTGCCTTTCGAGAGTGAGGCAGCCGACAAGGGCACAGCTTTCAATGAAGTGGTGGATAGTATCATAGAAAAAAGGGAAAGCGAAAAGATAGAGATCATTACCATGCAGGACAAAGGAATAATAACAGCCACTTATAAAGGCAACCGCTATGTCTTTCCCCTCTCCCTTTGCAATGAGTTTGCCGACTATTATGCAGGAGCCCTGACACAAAAGTTCGTCCAAGCCGTTCTACCCACCTCTTACGGGAATGTTCTTCTATATGGTTATATTGATGAATTGATGCCCCTGTCGGTGCACGACATCAAGACTACAAAAAGTTATAAGGCTTACAAATTCCGCTCGCACTGGCAACACTACGTTTATCCCTATTGCCTGCTGTGTTCGGGCAATGACATACACCTTTTCGAATACAACGTCACCAACTTCAAGGATACCTATACTGAAACATATGTGTTCAAAGAAGAGCGCGATATTCCCATTTTGAGAAATCACACGGAACGGTTTATCGAATTTCTGGAAGCGAACAAGAGTTTAATAACAGATAAAAAGGTTTTCGGAGGAGAAAAAGATGGCTAATCAAATAACAGGAAAAATAGAAAAGATCGGGGCGGTTCAGGTACTGCATTCCAAAGACGGGAGCAAGACATTCCAAAAGCGTGAAATCATACTTGACGCAACCCGTTATGATCCTTATACCGGAGAAAGGGGATTTGAAAATTATCCGTCTTTCGAATTCGGTGGTGAAAGATGTGCGGAACTGGATAAATTCAAACCGGGACAAGTGGTTACCGTTTCATTCGATGTATTCGGAATGAAGTATGAGGATAAGACGACGCATGAAACGAAATACTTCACCAAGGTGCGCGGCTACCGCATTGAATCAAGGCAGGTATATGCTCCAAGTGGACAATCGAACGTTTCTACGCAACAGGTACCTTCAGAGCCGCCGACTTCCTCTCGGCAGGAGAAGCAAACGACAGACAATTATGTCCCCTTTCCGCCACCTGTCGACAAAGACGGCATACCGTTAGGCAGGACGGACGATCTACCTTTTTAGGCCATGCTTTACGACACTTCAAACCCGCTTGACAAAGCCAATTTCATACTTCGGTGCAAGAAGTTGGCCGAAAGCGGAAAGGTTGTGGAACTGAAGGAAAAGAAACCCAAAAGGAGCCTGCCACAGAACAGCTACTTGCACCTGATACTGGGCTACTTCGCCGCAAAAAGCGGTAATACGCTTGAATATGTCAAACTCTACTATTTTAAATGTCTGTGCAACAAGGAGCTTTTTGTAAGACAGAAAAGAGATAAATATATGGGTGACACATGGACGGTAAGAAGTTCGACAGATCTGGATACCGGTGAAATGACAACGGCTATCGAAAGGTTCCGTAATTGGTCGGCGAATGAAGCGGATATTTATCTACCATCACCGGAAAATGAAAGGATGCTCGAGATGGCTGAAATAGAAATTGAGAAAAAGAAAAATTATATCTGAAAATTTTAAAATAAAACAATCATGATGTATAATTGGATGGAATGCAAAGTCCGTTATGAAAAGACATTGGATGACGGAGTTGAAAAATGTGTAACGGAACCCTACCTTATGGATGCTTTGAGCTTTACGGAAGCCGAAGCGCGGATGAACGAATACATAAAGCCGTTCATAAGCGGTGAATTTTCGGTAACGGCTATTAAAATTCAAAACTATGATGAAGTGTTTGGGTTAGAGAACAGTGATCAAGGGGACAAATGGTACCACTGCCGGTTGGCTTATCTCTTATTGGATGAATCGGGAAATGAAAAGAAAAGCAAGCATGATATGCTCGTTCGGGCAAATAACATCGACGATGCTAAAAAATATTTGGACGAAGGAATGAAGGGAACAATGGTTGACTATACCGTTGAAAAAATTATCGAAACACAACTCATGGATGTGGTTCCTTATCATCCGGAGAAGAAGAATAATTAATAAAAATAGCAATGACAAAAAAACGGGTTAAAAAGCATACCGCCACAAACAAAAGTAAGGGCGGTAAAATTGATGTCAAAAAAGCATCTATCAATGGAAAGTTATTTATTAAGTTCTCCAAGCACAGCTATCCTATTGTAAAAATCAACATGACCACAATTTTTACACGTAATAGCTAAAAGTGGAGTATATGTGATATTAGACATATCAACAGATAGATTCTCATGATCTCTATCAAACGAAATTAACTGATATTCATTGTCTAATACCTCAAAATCGGTGCTTCTACAAATAGGGCATTTAATTTCAATGTCTTGAATTGTTTTGATTTTACTTTTAAATAAGTCGGATTGTTCTTTTGTAAGTTTCATGAAAATAAATTTTAAAATTAGTCATAACAAAAATATAGAATAATGCAATAAGGTGTATTTCATTTTATCATAAACTTTAAAATTAGTCACTTTAATTTATAGAAGTACACCCTAGAATAATTAACTGAAATACATAAATGCCGCCACAAAGGATGGCGTGAGGTTGTGAAGCCCTCTAAGGTATCATACAAAAAGAGAAGTTGAAGTTTTAATATCGTAGTCCTTCCACAAACGGAAGGACGAACGGGGATATAGCTCAGCAGGTAGAGCAGGAAAGATAGCTGCAAAGGTTTGATCTATAGTCAAGGGTTCGATTCCCCTTATCCCCACAAGTGATAAATAAAATTCAGAAAAATGGATTATAAAGAATTTATTAAAAATCAAGCGACCTCCCGAAAGAAACCATCGGACAAAGAACACCGGTTGCAATGTGCTTGTGTACGTTGGTTCCGATATGCCTATCCAAAGCTGGAAGAGGTCTTGTTTGCCATACCGAATGGTGGCAGACGTGATGCCGTGACAGGAGCACGGCTGAAAGAGGAAGGCGCTATGGCAGGCGTCTCAGATCTTATACTTTTAAAAAGTAGTGGTACATACGGAGCTTTGTGCGTGGAGATGAAAACGCCAAAGGGTAATCAATCACCCGCACAAAAAGAATGGCAGAACGAGGTTGAAAATACCGGAAACAAATACGTAGTATGCCGTTCGTTCGAAGAATTCAAAAGAGAAATAACAGAATACATTAAAAATGTTTGAATAGCATATGAAAATCAAAAATAAATCTGAAACGGGGTTCTTTTTATATATACTACATAATATTTTTATCAGTAAATTCTATTGTACGATAATATTTAAAAACAGTTACAAATAACATGATCAACAATTTTATACCTATAAGCCGGCGACTATTTGAGCACCGTTTTTGGTGCGAAGAGCGCATATTTTCGCGATTCGAAGCATGGCTCGACATATTACAGTCGACACGATTTGAGGACACGGCCCTTTTTACAGGGAACAGGCAGGTAGAAATTAAAAGAGGTCAGATGCCTGTCTCTCTTCGCTACTTATCCGAGCGTTGGAAATGGTCGATAAAAAAAGTAAGAAACTTCATGGCAATGCTTGAAAGTGAAGGGATGATAACGAGAAGCATACAAAAAGGCAAAGGTCAAGCACTAATAACAGTTTGCAATTACAATAAGTATAATGATGTGGGGCAAATAAAAGGCACGCCAAAGGGCAACGAAAGGGCACACTTAACTAATTGTAATTGTGATGCATACAGCGATCAGGGGCAAATAAAGGGCATGCTAAAGGGCAATAAAAAGGCACACATGGGGCAAGAAAAGGGCACACTTAACCGATTGTTTCTGTGATGTATACAAAGATGAAGGGCAAGAAAAGGGCACGCTAAAGGGCAACGAAAGGGCACACATGGGGCACACCTTGGGCACAAATAATAATAAAGATAAAGAAAGTATAGAAAGAAAAGAAAATAAAGAATTATCCCCGTATACTTCGTATACTCCCCCTACAAAGGGGGCGTCGATAAACTCCCGGGCAAGAGAAGTTTTTGAAAAATGCTTTAGGGATACTTTCGGAAACGAATACTACTGGACCGGCAAAGATGCCGGAGCCATGTCCAGTCTGCTTAAAAAGCTCAGTTATTCCCGTTCAAAAAAGAATCTGACCAATGATGATGATTCGCTTCTATACGCCTTGAACGTGTTTCTCTCGTCGATAAAAGACGGGTGGATATTTGAAAATTTCAGCGTGACAAACATCAATTCAAAGTTTAACGAAATTATTTCTCAAATTTATGGAAAACCAATTGTTAAAACAAAATACCAATCAGCTGCAGAAAAGGCAGCAAGCCGTGAACACCTTGAAAAACTGGCCGATGAAATATTGGCAAACGATCAATCCTGTGAGCATAAAGGACGTTTTCCATTCGCCTGAGATTACGATAGGTGAATTGAAAAGGGAAAAAGGCTCTGCATGGGTACTGGCCATAATGGTGAAAATTTTAAATTCTTTCATCCAAGCCTATTCTACGGCAAACACGATGAATGAAATACAAGTGGCCGATACGATCAGCCTGATCATGGAAGAATATCCGTATTACACTCTTGAAGACTTCAAGGTCTTTTTCAAAATGGCGAAGAAGGGTTATTTCGGTGAGTCATACGGACGTATCGACGGGCCTATAATATTGAATTGGATGCGCCGATATGATATGTGTCGTGTTCAGGAAGCGGAAGAGATGAGTATCGAAGAATGCAACAGTTATAAAGGACTGCCTTCCACCAAAAAGATGGAAGGGTGCATTACATACGTTGAATATCAAACGCTAAAGAAGAAAGCTAGTAATGCCGACAAAGAGGATATTGGACTTTTAAAAACACCTGCATGAAAATGATGAATACGTTGGAACTTATTGAGAAATTGCAACTGGAAAGAATATCCAAGCATATAGAGCCTTCACATGTACCCTATCTGGATTTACAAAGAGCTGTAATGGGAGAGCTTAAAAATGATTTGAACATTCTCTATCGTCAACGAAAAATTGACGTGGTGGAGACCATTAACGGAAAAGCTGTAAAAGCGAAATGAGACATAAGGACAATAAAGTTGAATATGTATAAAAGTAGTATAATCTTTTTCTCTACATTATGTAAATAAAATACATTTTCAGTATAAACACAAGCTTATGAATAGAATGTCCCAACGAATAGAGGGATATATTCTAAAGCCTTTTTCAGAGAAATAGATTATTATCGTTTATAAAAAACACCGACAAGATGGAATGGTTTTTGTAAATCAAATATAACAAGCATTGATTAAAAAGATTATATACATGATCTTCTTAAATCACTGAAAAACAATAAAGGAAAAAATATATGTACATGGTATTACATAATGTCACAAAAGATGATCCAACTCAAAACGGATCTCAAACTCAAAAGTCCATTAGCAAGGAAAATGAGAGAGAACAGAAACTTGTTCCATTAAAACTTACAGAAAAGACGATTATACTCGTCAAGCCTAAAAACTGCAATGAAGAATACAGGAAGAAAGCAATGGAAAAATTAGGGCTATAAACGGGGAATAACGTGATGACATATCAAATAACGAAATATGAGTGCAAGGATGCAAACAAGATCATTGCTTCCGTTCCATGCTGCATAATAGCAAACGATATTGAAGAATTCAGGAAAGATGTTCACGCACAAATAGAATGTGAGAAAGTAATCCTCACTTACAATGAAATAGAGGATTAATGACGCGTTGCCAAAAGATTCAATCGGTATATATTATTCGTTTATTTATTAAATCAATGTTAATAGTAACAAAATAGTTACTATAATTTGCCTGATAATTTGGTAAACAGTAACAATATAGTTACTTTTGCATTACAAAAGTTCTTTGATGTAATGAAAACCTCTGAATTGACAAAGATGCTCAGTGCAAAAGGTTGCTATTTCCTTAGTCATGGTGGCAGACATGATAACTGGTATAGTCCTATAACAGGAAAGACGTTTCAGGTACCACGCCATCAAAGCCAAGAAATACCCAAAGGCACTCAAAGGCAAATAGAGAAAAGAGCAGGAATATAAAGTTCCTCTCTTTCTCTTTTCAGATCTCATTATTGATAAGAACTTTGTTTAAAACAATACTATTATGAAGATAAATGCTATCATTGAGAAAGGAAACGACGGCTATTATTCGATCTATACGGAATCGGAAATAGAGACACATGGAATCGGCGGCTTCGGTGAAAGTGTAGAGGTCGCAAAGAAAGATTTTGTGGAAAGCATAGAAGAAGCTAAGGAAATGGTTAAGAAAGAACAAGGATCTTTGCCACTTCAATATGAATTGATACAGATCGATTTCAAATATGATCTTGAATCTTTCTTTAATTACTTCGATTGGATAAACGTTAGCAAGTTTGCAACTGCCGCAGGTATTAATGAATCTAAAATGAGACAATACAAAAGCGGACTCGCATTTGCCAGCGAAAAGACAACTACAAAAATATTAAATACAATCAAAAAACTTGGTGCTGAACTAAGCACCGCTTCTTTATAATCTCGGTATCAAATAGTTTATATCATAGAATTTTGTAAGCAAGTCGTGGGAATAAATTTCACGGCTTTTTTTATTTTAAAATTCAATTTTATATTTAAATAATTGATTTATTTATAAGTATTTATATACTTTTATTAAAGTAATTGTTTATATTTGTAATAACTAAACACAATACTGAAATGAGCAGTAAGAGAATCTCCATACGTGTGGATGAACATACTTTGATGATGCTCGATGAACTATCGGAGAGAACCTGCAAGAACATGTCCCTGCTCGTGCGCTCACTGATAAAGAGAGAGCTTGATACACTCATTGACAAGTACGGTTATTTTAAAGATGAGAAGCATAAAGAAGGGAGCGGCGGACAACCACGTGATGGAAGTCCTAGCCGGAAACTACGACAAACTTAAACAACTATGCGGATATAAGAAATCCGGATTATATTGTTCCAAGTCCTATGAAGACATCTTTGAAGATACGATCTTATTTGTGGCACAGGACACAAAGGCTGCATCCCTGAAGAGTGACAAAGAAATAATCGATTATTTCCGCTATCGTTACAGGATGATACAGTTTCAAACGATAAACGATGACAAACAGCTGAAAGAGATTCATTATGCCGACTATCTACAAGCCAAAGAGAAGACAAGAGAGAACAGGTGACAACTACTACATGGAACGTCGCAGAATCTATAACTCGGAACGTTGGCAAAGACTGCGGGCATGGAAGCTAGCTAATAACCCGCTATGCGAGATGTGTTTGAAGAAAGGCATCATAACACCCACTGAGGATATACACCATATCGTAAGCTTCATGACTGCAACGGACAGACAGGAAAGATACCGTCTTGCCTATGACATGGGCAACCTCATGAGCCTATGCAAGAGATGCCACCAAGAGCTGCACAACAAGAAAGACAGGACATAAAGCTTGCATCAATGACAATCTAAGCAGTAAATCTCCGGCGACTTTCAACGTCGCATCACAGCAAAGCTCCCCCATTCCCATATCTATCTACCATCCAGTCAGATAGGGGTATGGGGGTCATTTTTTTACGCGTCAAGGCCGCCAAACCTCGTCAAACCTCGCTTCACACACACGGCACTTTTTCAAAAAAGCCAAAATGTTAAAATCGCATTTTTGTCGGACATTTCAACGGTTTTTATTCAAAAAACTCGTTTAAATTATGTCAAAACCTACATACTTCAAAGTACCCAAGTGCCTGAAACACAAAGAAGCGAGAAAAGCAATCACCAATCTCGTGAGGAATATGAACGAAAAAGGGCTTTTTACCGAAAGCGACGTTCCGAATTTATGCCGTATGGCCATTGCCTACGACATGTATCTCTCTTGCGTGGACATCATCTACAGTGAAGATGGCGGAATGACCATGATAAACTTAAAAGGCGAATTGGTAAAGCGTCCCGAAGTGAACATCATGAGGGAAAGCTGGTCACAGTATTTGGAACTCGCAAAGGAATATGGACTCACCACAAGAAGCAAAGGGCTGATCAAATCCCTTAAATCCGATGACGAAACGAAATCACCGATCGAAAACTTTATTTGATGCCGGTTAAGCCATACATAAAATACGCCCAAGATGTTATCGAAGGAAGCATACCTTGCGGAGAATGGGTTCGGCTTGCCGCAGAACGGTTTTTCCGCCTGATGGAAGAGGATGCCTATGAATTCAAGCCGGATCGGGTGGACAGAGTCATCTCATTCTTCAAGACACTGAAGCATTTCACAGGACGTCACGCAGGCAAACCATTCATTCTGCAGCCATGGCAGCAGTTCATCATCGCTTCCATATACGGTTTTTATGTCCGGGAGAGTGGAAAACGTCTTGTCAACTATGTTTATATCGAAATGGCGCGTAAAAACGGAAAGACCGCATTTGCCGCGGGCATTTGTCTGTATAACCTCATTGCCGACGGGGAAATGGACGCCGAAGTGGATTTGGCCGCCAATTCAAAGGACCAGGCGAAAATCGCATTCAAATTCTGTTCACAGTTCTCCAAGGAGTTGGATCCTACAGGTAGATACCTCCTGCCCTACCGTGACAAGGTCAAATTTGACAAGATGATTTCGCTGCTTCAGGTCTTTTCAGCGGATGATACCAAATTGGACGGATTCAACGCTTCCATGTATCTGATCGATGAATACCATGCCGCCAAGAATACGGGCCTAAAAGACGTGCTGCAATCGTCTCAGGCCATGCGTGAGAACCCGCTGGGTGTGATCATCACGACGGCGGGATTTGACAAGCTGGGACCTTGTTATGAATACAGGACCATGTGCACGGAGGTATTGAAGGGGCTCAAAGAAAACGATTCCCTCTTTTGTATCATCTACTGCCAGGATGAAAAAGACGATTGGAAAGACCCTGCCATATGGGAAAAATCAAATCCGAACCTTGGAATCACCGTACAAAAGGACTATCTCAAGAAGCAGGTCGTGGCAGCCGAGAATTCACCGAGTGAGGAAGTGGGCATTAAAACGAAAACATTCAATCTTTGGTGTGATAGTGAAGAAGTCTGGATACCGGAACATTATATTCTGGATGCTTCCAAGGACCTTTCATTCGGACAATTCGCCGATATGGATTGCTATTGCGGAGTTGACCTTTCCGCCACATCGGATCTTACCGCCGCCAGTTTCATGTTTCCCACCGAAGATGCATGCTATTTCATCACGAAATATTATCTGCCACAAATGGCCCTGCAGGAAAAGCGTTTCAAGGAGCTATACGGGAATTGGAAACGTCTAGGACTTATAACCATTACGCCGGGCAATGTCGTGGACTATGATTATATACTGAATGACATCATGGACATAGACAAGACCGTCAAGATTCAAAAGATCGCTTATGATGCATGGAATGCCACTCAATTTGTCATCAATGCTACCGACCAAGGGCTTCCCATGGAACCCTATTCGCAGACGGTCGGGAATTTCAACAAACCCACAAAAGAGATGGAAAGGCTCCTTCTCTCACATAAAGCGATCATTGATAACAACCTTATCAATCGCCACTGTTTCAGAAATGTGGAGATGGCACGGGATCGAAATGGAAATATCAAACCATCCAAGCAACACGCCGAAAAGAAGATCGACGGAGTCATCGCCATGATAGAAGCGCTGGGCATTTATCTCGTATCTCCACGCTACGGAACATTTTATTAAAATTGTCCGACACTTTTTTGGTTTCCTGTAAAACCCTGTGAAATGAGATTTTTAGGATATGAAATAAGGAAAGCCACAAAAACGGAGATAAACAATTTTACCGCATGGAACTCGAATACACCGACATTCTTGTCCTCACGCAGCAAACCGATGCTGCTCAGTACCGTATATCGGTGTGTAGACCTGATCAGCGATTCAATCGGTGTACTTCCCCTGAAGACCTACAAAATAGATAAAGACGGTTTTAAAACCGAAGACAGGAACCATCCGGCTTATTACATATTGGATTTGGAACCGAATGAGAACATGACAAGGTATGTTTTCATGAAGACGCTCATGACATCCGTCCTCTTGACCGGAAACGGATACGCCTATATTGATCGTGATAAGGACAATTCCATTCAGCAGTTGGTCTATATCCCAACACCTGCCTGTTCCATCGTATGGGTGACAGACGACCAAGGTACCAAAAGGAAAAGATATAAGGTGACAGGATTCAGTGACTTGGTAGAACCCAAGGATATGATCCATGTCCTGAATTTCACTTACGACGGTATTATCGGGGTTTCGACCTTGGAGCATGCAAGGCAGACTATCGATATTGCAACGTTATCCGAAGAGCATGCGAAAGGGTTCCTGAAAAGTGGGGCGGCAACAAGCGGGGTATTGACCGTTGAAGGCACTCGAATGAGTAAAGAGCAGAAAGACCAGGTTTATAAGACATGGTCCGACAGGACGGATCCGGTCACCGGACATCCCAATGGCATCACGATATTGGAAGGAAACATGAAATACCAACCCATATCCATTTCTCCGAAAGATTCACAACTTCTCGAAAGCAGGCAATTCAACGTAGTGGATATATGCCGTTTTTTCTCCGTTTCCCCTGTCAAGGCCTTCGACCTTTCAAAATCTTCCTACTCCACGGTCGAAGCTACACAACTGCAGTATCTCACCGATACGGCCCTTGCCGTAATTACGAAAATAGAGCAGGAAATCAATAGAAAAATATTCATGCCCAACGAATGGGGAAAGGAAGTGGCGGAATTCAACACCTCAGCCATTCTTCGTACCGATAAGGCGGCACAAGCCAGTTATTGGCGCAATATGTTCCAAACGGCGTCCGCCACTCCGAATGAGATCCGCAGGGAAATGAACCTACCCAAGATAGAAAACGGGGACAAAGCCTTCATACAAGTCAATATGCAGACCTTGGACAATGCCATAAAAGAAAAAGTGTCCGACACTCAAATGGTTAATAAGAAAGACGATAAAACTACCGAATAATGAACGAAGAGAACAAAAAGGAAACAAGGAATTTCGTCTCCAATATCAACGTTGTAGGCGAAGACGACGAAAAAAGGACGGTGGAAGGATACGCCATGCTGTTCGATACGCCTTCCGACGGCCTTTCTTTCACGGAAAAGATAGAAAGGGGCGCACTGGATGGAGTGATCGGGAAAAGTGACGTGTTCGCACTGCTCAACCATGATCAGTTCCGGGGCATTTTGGCACGTTCCAACAAGGGAAAAGGCTCACTTACCCTAGGAGTAGACGATAAAGGCCTTTTATACCGGTTTGAGGCACCGAAGACCCCGCTTGGCGACGAGTTGCTGGAAAATCTCAAACGCGGGGAAGTAAACCAGTCTTCTTTCTGTTTCGATGTGGAGTCGGACACTTGGACAAAAGACAAGAACGGGCACTATACGAGAACCATCCACAAGATAGGCAACCTCTATGACGTATCTCCCGTCTATAATGCCGCCTATTCGAAAACATCCGTGTACACGAGAGGAAAAGAAGACCTTGACAAATCGCAAGAGGAGATTGCACAACACGAACTTGATACCTACTATGAGAATTTAAACAGAAGTATTAATATTTAACGACAAAAGAACTATGCCAAAGGAAAAAAGTACGACAGAACTGCGTGAAGAGAAAAAAGGACTTCAAAAGCGTTCAAAAGAAATCACCGATAAAGCCAAAGGTGAAAAAAGGATGCTTTCTGCCGCAGAGCAGGAAGAAATCGGCGGTATTCAGTGCCGCATGCAGGAAATTAACGTGGAAGTAGACCGTATGGACGATGAGAACCGTTCCGCACATCAACCCCACATGCAACCGAAAGAAAGATTCTCACTTCGCCGGGCTATTGTGGCGAGCCTTTATGGAGAAGAACAAAGGGAAGCCGAACAGAATGTGATCAACGAAGGCATACAGGCCCAAAATGGTACGGGTATTGCAACCCGTAGCGGAAAGCACTCCATTTGCATACCGATCGAGTCGCGCGCGGCCTTTACCGCGGCCAACGAAGCATCCACCGGTGTGATTGTCGATACCGACAAACAGGAGATACTGTTACCTCTCGAGCCCAATCTGGTACTTTCAAAAGCGGGGGTGAGAATGATGACGGGACTTCGTGGAAATATCATGTGGCCAAACACTTCCAAGGCAAACGTATTCTGGGAAGGTGAAAATACCGAAGCCAAAGACGGTGCAAATACCATATCGAAGGGTACGATATTCCAACCGAAACGTCTTACGGCATACGTGGACATCTCCGAACAGCTTCTCGTACAGGAAAACATGTCTGTGGAGAATTTGGTGCGCCAACTTCTCGCCGTAGCCATTTCGCAAAAGATAGAAGCGACGGCCTTTTCCACCGAAGCGCATGACGACTTGGTACCGGACGGAATGTTTCAAACGGTTCCTACGGCCGTAACAGGTGCCATGTCATGGGCGAATATCGTCAAGTTGGAAACGTTAGCGGACTGCAACAATGCCCTCTTCGGAAGCTTGGCTTATGTCATGCATCCCTCTCTTATCGGATCCGCAAAGACGAAAGTCAAGGATGCGAGCGGAGCAGGCGGTTTCATCTTCGGAAACGACGGCGCCGGAATGCTCAACGGCTATCGTGCATTCCGTTCTACGAATATCCCTTCGGGATTACAGACGGATAAGGATGAATACGGTATCGTATTCGGTGACTGGTCCCAATATTTCTTGGGACAATGGGGAGCTATAAACCTTATCGTCGATCAATACACGAAAGATTTGGAGGCGACCATCAGGATCGTGGTCAATTCTTACTGGAATATGGGCTTCGTCCGTAAAGAATCGTTTACCATCGGTTCGATGAAATAATGAAGTACGTTACGCTCGATATGGCCAAAAGACAATGCAATGTGGAATCGTGGTTTACGGACGACGATTCCTACATCACATTGTTATGTGACATATGCGAAGAAAAGATAGCCTCCTATCTGTGTGTGTCCATCGATGCACTTGCCTCCATAGGCGGAAGTGAGAAAATCCCCGGGCCGATAGTTCTGGCTATTCTTCTTAACGTTGCGGAATACTATAAATACAGGGAAGATACCACCGGAATTCAATCCAAAGCACTTGTTCCAAGATATCTTCCCCTTCTGGGACTATATAGGGATTTTTCAAAATGAATGCGGGAACTTTGGTATATAGATTGGAGTTTCAGGAGCTCATAAAAAAGCAGAATGAAACCGGAGAAGAAACGAAGACGTACAGCAAGGCATTTGTCTGCCGTGCCGCAAAGGTCAAGTCCGATACAAGCATCAAGTCCGGCATAAATGCCAAAGAGCTTTTTGACAATATGGATCTGGTATTTCGGGTGCGTAACTATCCGCAGATAAAAGACACACACAGGGTAGTTTACGACGGGAACACTTATCGGATAAAGTTTTTTGAGAGAATGGCCGAAGACAATTCTATCAGATTGACGCTTGAAAAATTAAATCCATGATAGTAACAAACTATGACGAGAGGGACGTTTTGTATCTGGTCCGAAACCTTGATGATTTCGATAAGAACAAGGCTATCAAGAACGGGATACGTGCAGCTCTGGACGTTTTTAAGCGCAAGGGTAAAGCCAATCTGCTTGAAAGGATGCTTTATCACGGTAAACACACCAATGCACTGGAGAACTCCTTCAGGACCCAAACAAGAAGAAATAATCTCGGCGGATATACCGGTTTTTTAAGAAGCACCAGATGGGTGCAATACAAGAACGCCGGCAACCATGCCCACCTCGTGGATCTCGGGACAGCTGCCAGGTATACGAAAAAAGGGAGTTACCGTGGAATTATGCCGGCCAACCATTTCTGGACGGATGCCTTCGAAAGTGAAAAGGATACGGCGGCCGAAAGGATGATGGAAGCCATCAGGATAAACGTAGAACGTATAAATGCAAGAAGATGATCAATCCATTCAGTGCAACGACAGAAATAAGAAGTTTGCTCATCGCTGACGATACTTTAAAATCATTGGTGGGAGGCAAAATTTACCCTATTGTGGCACCCGAACAGACAGAAGGCGATTTTATTTTCTATCAGCGTGACGGTATCAAGGAAAGTGAAACGAAACTGGGAACTTCCGATATGACCGCAATCGTGAATATAGGTGTCATTTCGGAGAGTTACGAGCGTTCACAACAAATTTCGATGGCCATCTATAAATGTCTGGAAGGGAATTATAGCGGGGACGTTAGGGAAATAAGGCTAAAGGATTCCACAGAGGACCTTGTAGATAAAAAATACATTCAAATTCTTCAATTTACCATTAAATAACAAAATCATGTCAGCAGTAAAATTAGATTCAAGTGCGGATATTTTCACCGGTTCGCTTATGCTGTTTCTCGGTGATAATCCGCTGGCATTCGAGAAATCGAGCAAATTATCCGTCAATACGGATGAAATCGACATTACCAACAAGACTATGGGTGATTGGGCGGGTTCCCTGTCCGGTAAGAAGTCGTTTACCTTTTCAAGTGATGCCCTTACAACCAAGAAAGAAGGTGCGTTCAGCTATGACAGCCTCTTGGACGCACAAATAGCAGGTACACCCCTTGACTTTAAATTCTCTCCGGGAACATCGGCGGATAAAGATTCTTTCGGCGGGACATTCACGCCCGATACCAAACAGAGATCATATCAGGGGAAAGTGATCATCACATCCCTTGAATTATCATCCGAAGCGGGGACTTTGGTTACCTGTAGCGCAACTTTCAAAGGAGTCGGTGCACTTAAACCCGTAGAAGCGGTTAAAGCCGCAAGTTAAATTTCAGCTTGTATAATTAAATGGAGGTGGGAGGTAATAAGCCTCCCTTTTTTCTTATGAAAATAACGCTTAAAGACATCATACGCTGGGAACAGCTTACCGGAAAGTCCTTTTTCAATATCGATTATTCGAATGAATACGATCTTGAATACCTATTGTATATATGTGATAATTCAGAGGTTACGTTCGATACCTTCAAGGAAGTCTTTAAAAGTAGAAAAGTCGTCGATAAGATGCTCAAAGACCTAAACCGGTACCTTGCCATATCTTCCCAATTCATGCCAAAACAAGAGGATGGCAAAAGCGGGGAAAAAGATACAAGATACATGAAAGACGTGGTTTCCTTCATTATCGTTTCAGGTGTTGATCCTCATTTTGTCATGGAAGAAATGGAGTTGCAGGATTTGCCCCTGATAGTAAAAGCGTTGGAAACGAAAAGGCGGATAAGCTTGGAAGACAAGAGGACTTTCACATATCTCACCATGTTACCCCATATAGATACTTCCAAACTGAAGAACGGAATGGAAGACATCCTTTCTTTTCCTTGGGACAGCGAGAAGCCCACAGCTGAAAAACAGCCCGTCATGAGCGAAGAAGAATTTGACAGGATAATGGAACAATATAAGAAACGAGACAATGGCACAACTTAATTTTTCAATCGCACTGAATCTGCTCACCGACAAGTTTAAAAACGGTGTAAGCAGTGTAAAAAGCGGATTTGCTTCCATAAAGGTACAAGTAATGACTTTCGTTGCAGCCCTCAGGGTTGCGGATTTGTCGTTATCGGGGTTTGTATCCAAGCTCGTCGATACGGCCCGTGAGACAAACAGGGTTACTACGGCCCTTAAAAATATATCTCCAAATATAGACACCTATGTGAAGAGCCAAAAATGGCTTATTGATTTGTCAGAGAAATACGGTGTGGAGGTCAATTCACTTACGGGTGAATTCGCCAAATTCACTGCGGCGGGTAACATTATGAATATGCCTCTGAAGGATCAGAAAAAGATTTTTGAATCGGTAGCCCGTGCCTGTTCGGGATTCGCCTTGACTGCGGACGATACCAATTCCGTCTTTCTGGCGCTATCCCAAATGATGGGTAAAGGAAAGATTCAGGCACAGGAACTCCGTCTGCAGATGGGCGAAAAATTACCTGTGGCGATTCAGGCCATGGCACTTGCCGCAGGCGGTTCAGTCGGGAACATGGAAAAGATGATGAAGGACGGCAAATTATTGTCGAAGGATGTCTTACCTAAGTTCGCCGACGCCCTGAACAAGTTGATTCCCAATGTGAATACGGATAATCTCGAGACATCCGTCAAACGTATGGATAATGCGTTTACCGGAATGGTCAAGAATACAACCGTACAACAAAAATACAAGTCCCTGATAGATTGGATAACATCGGCACTTAGGACGGCTTCGGACAATATAAAAAATATCATATCCGGCTTTTGGTCGGTCGTTATCGGGTATATCGTTTCCAAAGGGGCTGAATTCATTCTTACCAGTGCGAAACAGGCAAAAACACTGGAAGCCCAAGCCTATAAATCAAATACGGCGCTGCTTAATGCGACGAAAGAAAGAATCGCCGCTGAAGTGGCGGTTGAAAGAAGCGGCGGTTCTTTACAATCGGAAATGAGACTGAGTGCCGCTCTGCAGGCTGAAGAATTGGCAAAGAAAGATACTCGGGTGGCATTGGATAAAAAACGTAATGAGGATCTCATCAAAAATGCGAATCTGTCATCCGATAAATTAATAAGCATTACAAAACAGCGGTTGGGCGCAGAAGAGGAAATGAAACTTGCCAATACCGCGCTTATAAATGCGAAGACAGAGGAAGAAACACAAGCGGCACAAAAAAGGATAAAAGACGCCGACGCTTCCTATTTCAAATATATCAAGAAAGAATCGGTCGCTGCAGAGGAAGCCCGGGTAGCGGCAATAAATGCTTCTTCCGCTGAAATTCCCGGCAAATGGGAGAAAGCATGCAATACCATGAAAACGGCTACTGCCCGATTCGCGGTGGCCGTCAAATCGATTTTGTCTTCCATGGTTCCGATGGCGTTCTTCACCATAATAGCCATGATAGGAACAAAGTTATATAACACTTATGAGCGTTCGAAGCAGATAAAGGAGATGTTGTCGGATGCTAAAGAAGGGATCAAAAATGCCGGTAACACAGAAGACGTGCAGAAATTAAAAAATGAACTTGAATTTGTAAACAACATAAAAAATAACCTTTCAGCCAGGAAAAATGTTCTGAAGGACTTGAATACGCAACTAAACACCAACTTCTCCATTGATGCAAAAAGCTTGATAATCAACGGAAATATAAACGGCAAAGTCAAGGAAAGAATCGAATTGCTCAAAAAGGCTGCCATAGCGGAGCACTCCATTGAAGGGGAACTGAACACGGCGGATAAAAGAAGGAATGTTTTAAAACAAATGTCAAAGGATCTGGCAGGTTTTCGAGATATAAGAAAAAGAACCGGAGCAAGAGGTGACGCAAACGCTTTTAACGGAGCATTGAAAAACGATTTGAATGAACTGGGAGAACTCGCCAAAACAAAGAGCTATTATCACAAATTGGGACAAACCAACTTGAATAATAAAAACAATAATGTGACGATTCCTCAAGGAGACACTACAAATAATAAAAAACATAAAAAGACAGAGCTTGAAAGATTGGAAGAAGAATATTATAAAGAATACATCAAGCTCCGCATCCAACTCAAATATAAAGAAATAACCCAATCAAAATACAATAAAGAGTATGATGAACTGAATGTAAAAACCCTGTCCGAATTAAGGGGAAATAAGATAACGACAGGATCGTTTTATGGTTTGATGCTTAAAAAAGCGAATAACCCCATATCCAACCCCAATGATTCACTGAAGGATATTGAAAAGGAGTATTCCGATAAGATGAAGGTGAATGAAAAGTTATATGCCAATCATGCCATCACCCAACAGGAATTGAGTGACGCGACAAAAAATCTTGCCTCGGAATACATGCAGCAGGCGCAAGGCATCAAGAATATCGGCAACAAGGCAAACGGCTTTTTGGCCAAGTTGAAATCAGACGTCGCCCTTTCAGATCTTTCGGGAGTTGAAAACAGATATAGTGAAGAGGTGGAAGCCAACAGAAAAATGCTGGAAACCGGACTCATGTCGCAGGAAGATTATAACAAAGCGGTCCTGGACCTTTCACTTCAATCTGCAAAATCTGCCGCATCAATTGAAAATATAGGCAGGGGTGCCGACAAATTTGTGGGAAACATGCAAAAAACGGCATTAAGCAACCTGGATATACCAAGTCTGAAAGACAAAAAAGCGGATACCACTTTTGACTATAGGAAGCAGAAAAATGAATCCAATGAAGAAGACTTGCAAAGAGTTGAAGAATATATTCAAATACTCAAAGATAAGGCAAAAGAACTGGGAGATACCATATCCACCGAAATCGATAAAAAGATCGTAGAGGCGGAAAGTAAAGAGAAAGTTCTGAAACTGGTTGTCTTAAAACAAGATATTAAAGACATTCAAAAGGAATTGTCACGGAATAGTTGGGACGGGATAAAAGACGCCGTCAGCGGAGTGGAAAATGTCTCCAGCTCAGTAGAAAACCTCACGGGCACATTGAAAAGCAATGCAAGTACCTGGAAAAAGTTAATGGCTCTTTGGGATGCTTTTTCTTCTGTAGTGGATACGATCAACTCAGTATCCGACACGATCGAAAATTTGACGGAATTAACCACTAAACTAGGACTTGCCAAAAAAGCGGAAACGGTCATACAAGCAAGCACGCAAGCAACAGAATCAGCAGCTGTAACAGCCGGAGCGACTGCCCATGTTACGGCAAAAGGGACAGAAATAGCTGCAAATAAAGCGGCACAAGTATCCGCCCAGGGGGTGATGGCCGCAGAAAGCGCAGCCGCTTACGCAGGTATTCCATTTATTGGAGCCGAACTGGCATCAGGTCAAGTCGCAGCCTTATTAGCCATGATTAAAACAGCGGAAATACCCGCTTTTGCAACAGGAGGTATCATCGGTGGGACAAATGATGTCGGGGATAAGGTCATAGCCAGAGTAAACAGTGGAGAGATGGTTTTAAACAAATCACAGCAATCCAATCTGTTCAAGGCTATAAACAGCGGAGCACTAGGCAACAGTTCCGTCATAAACAGCATCATTACCTCCAGAGTCAGGGGAACCGATATTTTATTGACTATAAACAATGAATTAAAGAGAAAAGGGAAAAAAACGTTATGAGTTACGGTTTAATATACACAATACCTTTTATGACCTTGGAGAATGAGCCTTGCGTCATAAATATCGAGAAAAAAGACTATACGGGTGAATCTACCGAACTGCAAGCGGGGGAAACACCCTTCACAATAGATATAGAGGATGAGGATTTCCTCTATACCCCGACAAGATTTTCAACGGCGAAAATTGACATAGTCGGCTGTGATTATCTGCAAGGAATCTATTCGACTTCGTACCAAGAGTATAGGGTGACTTATCTCAAGAATGGCAAAGTCCAGTGGTGTGGATTTGTCAAGCCGGAAGCGTATACCCAAGATTACGTCACATCCAAATTCACCTTGGAGATAGAATGCCTCTCCGCATTGTCAACTCTTGAGTATATCGATTATGCAAAAAAAGAGGCTTCACTGCAATTCGTTTCCCTATGGTATCTGTTTTTGAAATGTATTTCCTCTGCAAATGGCAATTATACATCCATCTATATACCGTATGTATATTCGGACAGTGCGGACAATTACAAAGCAGGCTCGGTGAATGTCCTTGAGAATCTGACGATTTCCGAACAAAATTTCTTCGATGAAGATGGCAAGGCCATGAAGTTGAAGGAAGTATTGGAAAGTTTATGCAAGCTGCTTTCATGGACATGCGTTGATTTCAAAGGTTCCCTTTACTTTGTGGATTGTGACCATACAGGTGATTATTGGGTCTATGACGGGACTTTAGCGACCAAGTCGAGCACTTATACACCCGGGACCTTAACCATTCAAAATATAGGGTTTAAAGGCGGCAACCATACGTTGGACATCCTTGGGGGATATACGAAATGTACCGTTAAAGATTCCAATTATAACGTGGGCGATATTTTCCCCGAACAGAAATACTATGTCCTTTTGGAAAAGACCGGGGACATTGACGAGACACACGAAAAATATGGATTCAAGCCCGATTTGGAACATGCGGGTAACGGTCTTGACAAGGATCAGAATATCATGTATTACTATTTCGGCGGAGTCGAGCAAACTGAAAACTTGGTATATAACTTTTTGGATTATTCATCGAACTGGCCGACATTGTTACCATACAAAGGTTTATATCTAAGTTATTTGTATTGCGGTTCTACAATCATGAGGACGACGATCGTCGAAATAGTGGAAAAGGATGGGAAAAGGGTTTATAGTACGAATGAACTGAGTTACGACAATTGCATTGCCATTTTTATGCAGTCCGTCACGCTTCCGGATCCTCATAGTTTATTTCCGGCCGGTACGATGACATTACCCGACGGAAAAGAAGTCCTTTCATTCAAAAAGGATTTGCCGCTTTCCAAATATTCCGACGGTGCCTTTTTCATCAGCGGCAATATCGCCCAGAGCGTGGATCCTTATTTTCATGTATGCAGTTCGGTGGTTGGTAGCGGTGAAGATATAAAGCTAAATTTTTCACTGCAGATAGGAAATTATTATTGGAACGGAACGGAATGGACTACGACGGAAAGCAAATTCAGCATAACAATAAAGAAGGAAGACACCTATTCGCAATACAGAAGCATACCCGACACAAAAGTACTTGGCCAATGGTATTCAGGCAGCAACGGATATATTATTGAAATACCGAATGAACTGAACCTAATGGGAAGCCCTGTCTTTAAAATGTATACACCTTCTGTAAATGGAAATGTCACGGCTGTTTATCTGAAAGATTTTTCCATGAAATTCGTAAAAAAAGATTCCGAAAAAAAAGAGGAAGAAAACAAATCCGACCGTACCTATGAGAATGTCGTCAACGGTGGCTACGTGAACGAATTGGATGAAATAGAACTGAAAATTTCCACTTATAACAAAGACGGTGCTTGTTATTCGAAGGTTGCCCTTGGGAATGTTTACCTCACGGATAATTTATATTCCGCCATTGAATCAAAACCTGTACGTCTTGAAGAATCGCTTATAAAAAGGATCATCAACCGATATGACCATACAAGGATAAAGCTCACCCAAGAGATAAACAATTCGGATGAGCTGTCTCCTATATCCGTTCTGTCGGACAATTATATGGTTAATAAGAAGTTTATGATTACCGGTGGCACGATAGATGCGGCGATGAATAAATTCGAGTGTAAGATGATAGAAAAATAATGCCACCAAGTTTTCTTTAATGGATAAATGGAAAATGAAAGAGGTCACTATCATATCAAAGAGTATTCCTTCGACACCTAGAAGTAAGAATTATCCGCAGGGAAGCACCGTTATAAATAACGGCAATGTTTCGGTAGTACCTAACGGTACAAGTAATGTGGACATCGTTAAGAAGCTCGACAATACCGTATTTACGGACAGCAACGTATTATCTTCCTTGCGAACTTTGTTTGAAATAACGTCAAGGATTATCACGGAGAATTCTAATGAGGCATTTTCCGATGAAAAGGTTCTATCGGCGAAAAGACTTTCAAAAGAAATATCCGCTGCGGTGGAGAGCCTTAAAAAAATATATCTTTCCAAAACGGATGCCGATACCGCGTCGGAAGTCATCACTTTTATCAAAGGTCTGAAAATAGGCGGCAAATCATTATCCGACATCATCCTTTCTACAAATGAAGCCAGTGATAGCAATATAAAAGATTCTTCCATTTTGTCGGCTTTGAAAGCGGCGGGCATGTTTTTACGCAAGGACAAAGAAGATACGACCGAATTTCTCGTTAACCTGCTTGGCGGTATTGTCACAAACAATCTCAAATCAAAGGATTTCATCTCCGGACAATCAGGTTCGGGACTTGCGCTATATGACAAGGATGGTAAATCTTACCTTGAGGTGGACGAGCTCCTTGTGAGGTTGAAGGCGGTATTCGCTGAATTGGAAATACGAAAACTATCTTATGTTGGTGGTAACATTATACTCTCGAGTGCAGGCTCGAAGATTTGCAAAGTGGAAGAAACGGATACGTCTTACAAGTGTTATTTCATGGCCGATGACGGAACCACAGCGACAACAAACGGCTTTTCCGTTGGTGATCAGGCACGCTGTCAGACTTTCAACATCAAGGCGGGCAAATATACAGGCGTGGCAAATAAGTATTATTGGAGGCTTGTTACGGCTGTCGGGAACGATTATATCGAGCTGAGTAAAACGGATTGTGACGGAACGGACATACCTGCAGCGGGTGACTCGCTTGTACAAATGGGCAACAGGACAAATACCGACAGACAGAATCTGATCGAGATTGTCGTCACCGGTGAGGATGCTCCGGCATTCATCGAATATGCGGGCGTCAACTCCTATTCGTTGGAAGGTAAAAGAAAAACGGTGCTTTCTCCCAAAGGAGACGAGTTTATTGCCAAATCGTTCAAGATACAAACCGAAGATGGTAGCGTGACGGACTTAACACAGCATACCGGTTACCGAATTGAGAAGTTTACAAGTCCCATGTTTGAGTTCTATACGGAAGGCCAAACCACCTACAAGGCCACTCTTGCCATTCGGGTGTTCTACAATGAAAATGATATAACGGATACACTTCCATCTACTCGGTTCGTTTGGACACGTGTATCGGAAAATACGGCCGGAGATCCGACATGGAACGAGCTGCATGAATCTTCCGCTTATTCGATAGACATTACTTATCAGGATTTGGCGGGTGATACGGCTTTCATCTGTCAGTTTCTGGACAATAATAAAAACATAATAGCAACTACAAAATTTTAAAATATCAATGTTATGGCAATTTTAGCACAAGGTACTTTCAGTATCAAGAGAATGGTAAACGGCAAGACACTTAATTTTGTCTTGGTCCCTAATAAGGCGGTTACCCAAATTTTTACACCGGATCCGCCCACTTATGCACCGGATTATTCGGCAAGTCCTTATTTGGTAATCACTCCTTCCCTCTTTATTTCCGGTCAGGCAACCGACCAGATAGCCTGTTTGAAGGCAGCTCCGACATGGACGATCAACGGCGGTTCGACACTGTCCAATTATAATGCGGCGGCGGCTTCCGCTTCTCCTTATTCGCTGACGATCAAAAAGAATTTGGTAAGCGACGCTCAATATCAAATAACCTGTACCGCTATTTATGTGGAGCCCGTGACATTAGTCGAAACTCCCGTAGTGGCAACCATCACTTTTACAAAAGTGAGCAATACGGGTACCAGTATAAGAGCGGTAGGCTATGCTCCACAAGGACAAGTGTTCAAAAATAATCAGGCTGCCACACTGAAAGCCCACTGTGACATGTATCGTGGAAGTGTGATCGATACGACAAACGTGACTTATGCATGGAGTATGTTATCAGGCGGGGCATGGACGACAATCGATTCGAAAAACACATTGGGTATTACGGGTTACGGAACGAATGAAATCTCAATCCCCGCGTCGGCAGTTCTTAATACGGCCATCTTTAAATGTACGTGTACGGATACGGATTCCTCAAGTTCGACGTACAATGTCAGCGTGTCGGATACCATTTCATTCGTCGATATGTCGGATCCTTATGATGTCGATGTGTTCACTCCGGGTGGTGATACCGTTGTATCCGGTGGCTCGACCACCGTACAATTCATGATACGGCAAGCAAACACTTACATGACGGCGTCCGCCTTCACCTCTACAAAGGCTGTCAAGGTTTATCGTTATACGAGCGGGCAAGTCCTTGATACGACTTGGGGGACATCCGGATACAAGACGGCTACATTGGACAGCACCAGTGGCAAATATAGTCTGGCCATTGCCGAATCGGATTTGCTTTCGGGACAAATAACAAGTTTCAGTTTTCAAATGGAAGGATAACGAAATGACAATATTGGCACAAGGTTCATTCAGCATCAAAAGGGCGAACAGGGACGGTTATTCCTGTTCTCTTACATCGTATTCGACAATGTTGAACTCGGATTCGAATGGTGTGATAGGAAGTCTTGTGGCTGCCGTAACGACCGTGAAACTCTATCAGGGTTCTACGGCCGTCACGCCTGTCATTTCAATCGATTCCGTTTCCAACTGTTCGGCCCGTATTTCGGGACTTAACGTGTCCATTGCATCCGTCCCGAATAATACCAAATCGGGATATGTGGATATAAAGGTCGTTTATGGCAGCTTTGTCAAGATAGAGAGATATACGTTTACCATCGTGGATTATACCATCGTCAAAAATTATACGCAGACGATTGTAGGTGACCAAATGACAAGCTATGCAACGAAAACTACCGTCGATGCTCTTGGCAAAACCGTCTCTGCTCATTCGACCACGATTCAACAGAATTCGAAAGACATAGCTTTAAAAGCCTCACAGTCGGATGTTACCGCTCTCGGAAATCGAATGAAATCAGCCGAAGCGAGTATAACCCCCGATGCAATCAATTTGACCGTCAAATCACAAATAAATACTGCCGTAGCCAACGTACAGATTGGCGGAAGAAATTTATTGTTAAACAGTAAGATATCAAAATCAGGTACAGGCTATAATATAGGTGTTTGGATTTCTTCAAGAGATTTTGTCGTAGGAGAGACATTGACTGTAACGATAAAAGGTACTATATCCACATCAAAACTGTTTGGAATATGGTTCAATGGAGGTAGCTACGGAGGGTATCCCATTCCGAAAGTATCGGCCGGAATATTTTCCACTGCCATATCTGTTCCATCAGGTACTTCAAACAGAACTGTCGGTATATATTTGATAGGTAATCAGTCTGCAACAGACTCATGGACATTTGAATGGATAAAACTTGAATGGGGCAATAAGGGAACAGATTGGTCACCGGCTCCTGAAGATGTCGACGCAAATATCAACTTGCGTCCGACAACAGACGAAATAAAGGCTTCATTTACTATAGATCCGAATGGTGTCTCCCTTTTCGGTAAGAAGATCAGTCTTACAGGGATGGTTTCGTTTAATTCATTATCGGACTACAAGAATGTGAACGGACGTATTACTACTGCACAGAATACGGCCAACACGGCAAATAACGATCTGGGCTCTCTAACAAAGAAATTGGGTGGGCTTGCCTACAAGGCTCAAGTCGAACAGGCAATGAAAGACGAGGGCTTAATAAGTGGCGGCTTTCTGAAGATGAGTTTGATTGACGTTAAAAATGTCGTCACGCAAGGTCTCAGTGCCCAAACGATAGATGCGGGCAACGCCACGATCAAAAATCTGAATGTAGATACGATAAAAATGACTAATGCAGACGTAAGCGGCAAGGTGACGGCGGCATCAGGTGCTATCGGTCATTTATCCATCGATGACAACGGACTCTATTTTGGTGACCCCAGCAAATGGACCACATCCACTTATAAACAGGATTTGACATCTGTCATTCCGGGATGTGTCAGGATACAAAAACAATACGGATATTTTCAGTCAGGCGATATTGCCAATATAAAAGTTGGAATAGGTGACGGTGCAGACCCAAGTATAGATCCATTAAATTTATCTGATTGCCTATGTTCTGGATATTTCTATCGCCAGATGAACTATGATTTAGACCCATATTACCCAGCTGTTCGCATTATCAGTGATAACGTGGTCAATCGGAATGTCGCTCTCGAATTGACCGGTGGTTTGCGTGTATACGGTGGCGTGATGGAAACGGGAAATTTCATGAGTATCATGAGTTCAGACAGTGCAAATGTGATTGATTTAAGTTTTGGGACTACTATTTTAATAAGAAATATATACTCGGATAACAGTTATCAAATTTTCTTGCCTACCCTTACAAATCTCAGGGCGCAACTTGGAGTTTCGTCACCAGCACCGTTTTGCGTCCCTATAAGAATTACCATCGCGAAAGACAGTCCCCATAATATCAGACTTTGTCCCCAAAGTAAGGCGGGTAATCCCGTAAGTGTTGCTGAAGCGGGTATGTTGATTGATAATGATGGCAATGAATGGAACAGGTCGATCATCAATATGGCTCCGGGCGACACGGTCAGTTTCTTTCTCATATATACCCTTTCTACAGGTTATTACGCTCAATTGGCAACCTGGATGAATTAATTTTAAATACAAACAACAATGAAAATCGATTTTAGAAAAATTAAAGTAAAAGATTACGACGACAAAGAAATGTGTTTGGACATTTCAAAAGATGTCGGAGACTCCTTCCTGAGACACACTTCAGATTACGGGGAGTTTGATTACGGTCATGAAATATTTCATAATGGCCTAGTGGAGGTCAATGCTCAAAATGCAAAGGCTATAAAATGCTATATGGAACAGGAACATTTTCTCGCCCTGATAAAGAAAGCGGTTTTTCCTCTTTTGGACGAGATCATCAATCCTAAAAATAAGGAGGATAAAAAATGAAAATGTTATTCATTAACTATTTGTTGTCCGGTGACTATTCCAAAGTGGCTATATGGCTGCTTGTCGTCGCCATATTGGCCATCATACCGAATGTTGCCAGCATATTCGACTTGGTTACCGGTATTAAAGCCAGCAAGAGGCTTGGAAATTTTAAAACGACGTCTTACGGACTTAGGAAAACGGTGGGAAAGGACAAGGAATATCTAACGTATTTCTTTCTCTTCGCCCTTATTGACTGCTGTCTCAGCTTCTTCATTGAAATGCCTATCCTGTGCATCTTCTGTGCGATTGCGGAAACGGTCATAGAAGTCGTTTCGATAAGGGAGAACATGCACAAGGGACAGAGTGATACCCACGATCCTGTGGAATTGATGAAAGCCATTGCCACCGCTTACGGACAGGATAAGGCCGATAAAATTTTCGATTTGATAAGAGGGAAAGAAGATGAAGGCAAGCAAAGTACTGATTGATAAAATCAAAGAATTTGAAAGGCTTAGGCTAAAGTCCTATAAATGCCCCGCAGGAGTATGGACCATCGGATACGGACACACCAAAGGTGTGAAACCCGGGCAAGTTATTAGTAAGCTACAAGCAGAAGTGTTGCTAAAGGGTGATATCCTTATATGTGAAAAACAAATCAATGGGCTAAGGCTGTCTCTCACGCAGGGGCAGTTCGACACTCTCGTCGATTTTGACTTCAATATGGGATATGGAAAATTGGTTGGCTCCACTTTGTTGAAGTTGATAAAGGTAAAAGCGGGAACAAAGGCCATACAAGAGGAACTAAAGAAATGGTGCCACGGTGGTGGTCTTGTTTTGGATGGATTGGTTGAACGCCGTGTATGGGAGGCTGAAAGATGGACGGAAAAATAAGAATCAATGAAAATGAAACATGTAAGAATAAATATAGCGTTAATCATGACGCTCTTTGGCATGGTATTGATAACTTCATGCCGATCGGTTAAGTATGTACCGGTTGAGAGCGTACGAACAGAAACAAAATATGTCGATAAACTTGTACAGAAGCATGATTCCATCTATTTGCACGATTCGATTTATTCGTATATCAAAGGTGATACGGTATTTTGGAATAAGTATCGGACGAAATACGTGAATAAGTATATTTTCGGCACAGATAGCATTTACTTAAACAAGACCGATTCTATTCGTGTGCCTTATCCTGTAGAAAAACAACTCACCAAGTGGCAAAAGGTAGAAATGAATACCGGCAGAATAACAATTATTGCATTGATTGTGTTGGTTCTTTCATCGGGAGTTTATATTTTTGTGAAATATAAAGTGAAGAAGTAAACCGAGAGGTCGAAGTAGATAATTTTAGATTGAGAAAGGCGGTCAGAAATGATCGCCTTGTTTTATATGCAATTATGAAGTATTTTTTTTAGTGCTAGTATCATAAAGTTAATTCTAAAAATGTATAGAGAAAAATGATAATTCTTAATTGAAAATTATCATTTTTGATAATTTGTACTTATCTTTGCGAACAAAAAGTGGTCAATCATGGAAATCGATTACAGCGATGAAGAATTGAAATTGTTGATAGAAAATGGTTGTAGTACTGATAAACGTTATAAAAAACTGAAAAGTAATGGCACTTTCCTTAAGGATCTGAATAAAGTAATATTTATTTTAAGATCAGTTCCTAATACAAAAAGCTTGGAAAGCTTTCAATCTTTACATTACGAAGCTCTCAAATATGATTGGATAGGTAAAAATAGCGTAAGAATCGGTTATAAAACAAAATATCGTCTAATTTTTGAAGAATTAGACGGTGGTATTAGAATCAATTTAATAGAAATAAATGAGCATTATGGAGACAAGTAGAAATGCTGCAATAGTACCTTATATGTTTACTCACCCTACTGCCATCATTAAGGATGAGCTCAAGGCAAGAGGTATGTCGCAAAAAGAATTGGCAGAGCGCATGGACATGAAACCGTCTAATCTTAGTAGACTATTGAAAGGAGAAAATTTAACTCCATCAATTGCTGCAAAATTGGAGCGTGCTTTGGATATTCCTGCTAACTTATGGTTAAGTTTACAAACTCAATACGATAAAGATGTGAAGGCTATAAATATCCGAGACGAGCAGGAAAGAGCATCTTTTAATACTGAGCGAATGCTCTCTACAATATTGAACTTACCTGAATTATATAAACGTCTAAATATTAATACTTCTTTTTTTATTCAAAAAAAACTCCAAATATTACAAGATTTATTAGGTTTTCAACCATTAGATATTCGGGAAAAAAGATTTGCTCAACAAATTTGTTATAAAAAAAGTGATAAATTGAATATAGATGAGAAAAATCAAGCGACATGGCTTACATTGGCTTATATTAATGCAAGAGGCATTTGTTTAAAATCATCTTATTCGAAAGGGAATGCTCTTACAGCAGCAAAGGAAATATCTCAGAAGGTTCATATTGAAAATCTTTCAGAAAAAAAAATTCAACAGATATTAAATAATAATGGTATTGTTTATGCTGTAGTCGAAAAATTAGAAAAAGCTCCAATTGATGCAGTGTCTATTAAGGTGGAAAATCATCCTGCAATTGTGACAACTCATCGACACAATGATATGAGCCGGTTAGTATTCAATATCCTTCATGAATTAGGTCACATTGAATTACACATGAATGAAGATTCGAACAATGCTGTGTTTATATCATTTGACGAAGCCTATTCTATGAATAATTCACAGGAAAAAGAAGCTAATGAGTTTGCGGAAAATATGCTAATTGATCAAGTTTTATGGGAAAAAATAATGCATACTGAAACTAATAGTTTATATAGTAGCAACATTGTCAATAAATTAAGGAGACTCTCTGAAGAGAACCATTTAGATTTTAACATCGTTATATGGCGATATAAATATGAGAGCCATCATTATAATTTATATGGTGTAAAGCCTACTCATATACGATAACTATATTAAAAACAGATATGCTAGATAAAACAAGTATTACATCTGCTATGTTACTCTCTTATGTGCCCTATTTTTATAGATCAAGATTTTTGCTATCTTTGTGATTTATTACTCTTAAATTTAATTATCATGAGATTTGAACTTGAAAAATTGACAGAAGAGCTGTTTTTTGCAAAAGACAGTAAAACAGGTATGACTGCTAACTTTGACAGAGGTTTTAGCCGTGGAAATATTTCATATCATAACTTCGATCATCCCATTGGAAAGAGCCCTACAAAAGAAGAGATTGAAAGGGTACGAAATGAATGTGATATATTACATGCGTGGGTATTTAGCTTGGGAGAGAAATTAAACGAAATAAGAGCAGGAGGAAAGTTAGGAGAAGATACTAATTTATTCTATTAATAAAAAAAGACGGTTTTTCAACCGCCTTTTTACTTTATTATAGGTCGCAGTTCTACTGTAAATCCCATAGCAGCAACTATACGATAAAAGGTGGATACGGTAGGGACTGTAAGGCCTCTTTCTACTCTTGAAATATATCCCTTATCCATTCCTATGCGTTTAGCAAGTTCTTCTTGCGTTAATCCCGCTTTTTTGCGGGCTTCCAGCAATATTTGTGCATTATATTCATCCCATGCTTGTCCGATTGCTTTCTCACGGCTAGGTGAACCTATTTTGCCAAATTTTGCAGTAAGTTCGGCACTTACATCATAAATTTCATCTTTGCCCATAATATTCATTTTTTAATTTTATTGCTTTTTCTATCTCGCTATTCGGAGTCTTTTGAGTTTTCTTCCTCAAACAGTTCAATAATACTACAATGCTATCCCCGTCGTATATAAAAAGAAGCCGGAATTCATTATTGCCGTAGTTAACTCGAAACTCATATATATCATTGCGAATAAATTTAATGTAATGATAGGGTATTTTATCTTCCGTTTCAAGCAGCAACAAAGCCCTTTGTATCTTTTTTTGCTCTCTTTCCGAAAGCTTTGACATAAATTCAGAATAGTATTTCTTATATGCGATTATCTTTTTCATACAAAAATAATAAATGTTATACAGTTATACAACTTTTTATGGATGTTTTTAATTGATATATTATAAGGTATATGCATTATTAAAAAATGGCACATCCAAAAGGCTATAGCAATTTTTCTATAACATTTCTTTCAACGGTTGTCTTTAGTACTTTTGCATAAATTTGAGTCGTCTTAATATCTTTATGCCCGAGCATCCTCGAAACAGTTTCAATAGGTACATTGTGTGCAAGCGCTATTGTAGTTGCAAATGTATGTCTTGCGACGTGAGAAGTCAATGGCTTGTGTATTCCTAAAGAGTGTTCAATCACATGAAGATAAATATCGTATTTTTCATTTGTCATTACAGGAAGTTCGTAGTCATATTTTTTAAGGACTTCCAAGGCTGGAGGTAGTATAGGAGTATAAAAACTTGTTCCGGTTTTGTATCTTTTGCCGTCAATATAATATACGCCGTTACTTTCTATTACTTCATCCATTGAAAATAATTGCATGTCTGCATAGCTTAATCCTGTATAAATTTGGAAAATGAACATGTCCCGTACTTTGTTTAATACGGGAGTGAAATTTGTAGATGAAATTAAGTCGATCTCATTTTGTAATAATGGTATGCGCTCTTTGTATTTACCATTTTTCGTAATGAAGATATTATATGGATTGTTTTCAATTAATCCCAGCCTGTAAGCTTTCAATACGTAAGGCTTAATTCTCTTATGATAATCATAAATCGTTGTTTGTACTCTACGGGGATTTTCAGCTCTCAGAAAATTATCGAAAAGCTGTAAATTTGCAGGTGTGATAGAATCAAAAGATTTTATTTTTCCGAAACGTTCCAGAGCTTCGAAAGCGACCATTACTTGTTTTCTCGTAGAGTCTCTAATATTTGATTTATTAATTTCTTTATAGGAAAAGTCCAAAAAATCTGAATATAGAGGTTTTGTAGGAGGGTTATAAATTTCGTTGAAATTCTCGATTGTGTTACAAATTCCATCCACTTCCATAGAGTGTAACACACCCTCTATTTCTTTTCGCTTTTTTGATATTATTCTATTCATTTCCAATGAATTATCATGATTTACCACATGGTCTGTAAATTGATAATCATATACAAAAACACCTGTTGGAATGTACTTTCGTGTGTTACGCGAAAAATAAACTTCAATTTCAACGGCACCTTTTGTTACATTTGATGCCTTTTTTCGTCTGTCGAAAATTGTTTTTAAATTTGCCAT